TTGAGTACCGCCCCATTATCAGTGGAAACCTCTTAAGACATACATGCTACAAAAAATATGACAATTATAAAAAATTTAAAAATGCAGAATACCTACACAAGAACGGGGTGTATGTTGGCTTACACAGCCAAGTACAAGAAGACAAGGTGTTAAAATTAGTAGACTTTCTTAATGATTTATAATACAATTATACGATGACAAAAATTTTAGTAACAGGCGTTTTAGGGCAAGACGGAGCTAATATGGCTGAATATTTACTTCGAGAGGTTCCTGATGCAAGGGTTTATGGAATGATGCGCCGAAGTGCAAACCCAAATTTTGTAAACACCCATAATTTTAGAGACAACCCCAATTTTGAATTTATTTATGGTGACCTTGGAGACGATGTTAGCATGGACAAAATTGTAAAAGACATCCAACCAGATTTTTTTATTAATTTTGCAGCAAATTCATTTGTGGGATGTAGCTGGGATATGCCCCTTCAAGTTATGGACACTAATGCCATCGGGGTACTTAGGTGTCTAGAGGCTATACGTAAATTTAAACCAGACTGTCGTTTTTATAGCGCTGGCAGTAGTGAAGAGTGGGGCGATGTAGATTATTCCCCCCAAGACATAAAACACCCCATCAAACCCCGAAGCCCCTATGGTGCCTCTAAGGCGGCAGCTAGACATCTTGTAAAAGTTTACCGTGAATCTCATGGTATTTTTGCTGTGCATGGTATTCTTTTTAATCATGAAGGAACAAAGCGGGGGGAAGAGTTTGTGACAAGGAAGATTACAAAAGGGGTCGCTCGAATAAATCACGAAATTAAAAATAATAAAAAAATATCATCCCTTCAACTAGGAAATCTAGACGCCAAAAGAGATTGGAGTGACAGCGAGGATTTTGTTGAGGGTGTCTGGCTTATGATCAACCAAAGTGAACCCAAAGATTATATTTTATCAAGCGGAGAAACTCACTCAATCAGAGAATTTGTCGAGCTTGCTTTTTCCGCCGCAGGGATTAAAGGGTACTGGGATGGGTCAGGAATAGAAGAAACTTACAATCTAGAAAATTACATAGCTGAAGAACTCAATATCCCAAATCCAGTTCTTGTTAAAATAAATAAACAATTCTTTCGCCCCGCAGAGGTTGAGTTATTACTTGGTGATTCTACCCCGATAAGAGAGGAGCTAGGGTGGACGCCTAAAGTTTCATTTGACAAACTGGTACAAAAGATGGTAGAGTTCGACCTAGATGAAAAAAAGGTCAACCAAAGCTGAAGCTACTCTTACTAAATACATTGTAAGTAAATTTCTTCCTGACCTAGCACAAAGTAGATGGCCCCACGAACGAGCTATAGCTAAAAAGCTAGTTCAAAAGTATCCTGACAAAAAATTCTGGGAAACTCTACCTCCTTATCCCAAACTGTATAGCCTGTCGTGGTTCCTTAAATTTCAATCTTACTACCTAAGTGATCACAGCTTAGTTTACAAGGCTACTGAAGAAAAGGTAGTAAAAGATTATAACTTTCAAAAAGAAAAAATTGGAGAAGATTTTAAAATTGACAAAAAGCCCAAAAACACCTTAGACTTTTTTGATTAAATATTATGTCACCACGTAAGAAAAAAGAAGAAGCCTCCATGGGAGGATCAGTAGATGCCCTTTATAAGCACCTAAAACAGAGCGATGACGAACACTACTCCTTTAGCGAGGCAGTGGACTACCGTGTCTCCAGTGGAAGCCTAAACCTCGACCTACAAATGGGCGGGGGATTAAATCCCGGGATTAATGTTTTTAGCGGGGTTGCAGGTGGTGGTAAAACTTCATGTGCATTAACCTTCGCAGCTAATTTTCAAAAAGAAACTAAAAACGCATTTGTAGTTTACATTAAGGCTGAAGGAAGAATGTCAGATAGGATTATTAAATCCACAGGCATCGATACATCAAAAGACAAATGGTTTTTATATTCTGGAAATATTTTTGAAAACGTTGGAGCTTTAATAAAAAACTGCATCGACCAAAATCCCGATAACCTAAAGTATATGTTCATCATCGATAGTATGGATGCCCTTATACTCAAGGACGATGCAGAAAAAGGCCTAGACCAAGCCGTCAAGGTCGCGGGGGGCGCGTTATTAACTTCGACATTATGTAAAAGGCTCGCGCTCAGAACCGCTCACAATGGCCATATCGCCCTATGTATTTGTCAGGTAAGAAGTAAGGTTAGTATTAACCCCTATGCCAAAGAAGACCCAAAGCTTTCTAATAATTCGGGCGGTAACGCCCTTCAGCATTATGCTAATTGGATCTTAGAATTCCAAAGCAACCATTACAAATCCTCTAAATTTTTTGGTAAGGACAAAGATGAGGCAATCGGGCACCTATGCAAAATCGCTATCCGCAAATCCATGACTGAGAATGTAGGAAAGGTAGTAGAGTACCCAATTAAATACAAATCTGAAAACGGAAGCGTCTGGGTAGAGCGCGAAATTATAAATCAATTAGGTGCGTGGGAGATGATAAAGAAAAGCGGCGCATGGATATCTTTCAATGAAGAAACTTTAGAAGACTTAACCGCTCAAGGTTATAATGTAGAAGAAAAATTTCAAGGAGAAGATAATCTACTTCGTTTTTTTGAAGAGAACCCTGAGGTTACTCGATATTTTTTCAACAAATTTAAAGCGACACTAGAGTCATTATTTAAATGAGACTTTTAAATATTCACGGAAAATTAGTTTACAAAAGCGTTGGAAAGAAACGCATTAAGTGGAACAAAAAAAGTCGTTCTAAATTACAAACTACAGCTAAAAACTTCCTTGCTGGAATTTGGAAAAAGCATATAGTTTTTGAGGAGTTTCCTGTTTATGGAACCCGTATGTCTGTTGACTTCTTAAACGCGACAAAAAAAATTGCAATAGAAGTTAATGGTAGGCAGCACTCTGAATATGTGAAATTTTTCCATGGCTCTCGATTAAATTACTTTAACTCCATTAAAAGGGATGTTAAAAAAGCAGAGTGGCTGGAAATGAATGGGTTTACCTTAATAGAAATAGACAGGGAAGATGTAGAGCAGCTATCGGTGGAGTACATCGAAAAAGAATTTAACGTAACATTAATATAAAGAAAAAAGAATACATGTCTGAAGAAAAAAAATTCAATGAAGATAAACTTAAGTCTCTTAGATTAGAGAAACAGGCTTTGGGTTACTTACTCAAAAGCAAAAACAAAGAACAGGACTATTATGACGTAGCGCCGATTTTAACCGAAAGGTCCTTTGTAGATATTTATAATAAAAAAATATTCAACACGATAGTACTCCTCTTAAAAGGCGGGAATGAAATTAATACTACGTCAGTGGCTCAGAAGCTTTCTGACTGGAATATTACCCACAAAGACGGCAACGATATAGACAATTATCTCGGGGCGGTTAGTTTTACCCAATCCAACAAGAAGGGTTTTGGGGAATGCTGTAAAGACCTTTATAAGCTTTCTCTGAGAAGGGACGCTTTTGAGCGAGCCAAAGAAATTGCCGCAGCCCAATTTAGTAATGCTGATCAATCTCCCCTACAAATCATGAACGAAATAAATCGAATCGTTGATGATTTTCAGATTGGGGCTACTGATGATGTTGAGCCAACTTTTATTCTAGAAGGGTTAACTGACCATATTAAGGAGAAGGCAAACTCGCCTCAAAAAGCGGTAGGTATTCCGTGGCCCTACGAAGAACTTAATGATGCATGTGGAGGTTTACGATTTGGAGATTTACATATGATTCTGGCAGATACGGGAGCCGGAAAAACTACGCTGCTTATGGACATAGCTCTCAAGGTGGCTCTTGGCGGTCATCACGTTATTTACCTTAATACTGAAATGCAAGATGATGAAATGAGGGATCGCCTAGGAGGCATACTCTCAGGGATCGAGCCAATACTTATTTCAACCGGCCAGCTAAGAAAAGAGGTGGTAGAGTATAATAAGTTTATTGATAAAGAGGGTGAGATGGAAAGCGTGGCCGCAAAAGCAGGAAAATTTCTCATTCACAAAACAGTATCACACATGAGTATCGAGGAAGTTGAATCATACATCAAATATGTATATCACCGCTACGTGGGGAAAGGAAAACCCTGTTTAATTTGCTATGACTACCTCAAGATGACGGGTGAAAAAACAGCTGGTCACAATCAAGAGTATCAAATTATCCGCAATAAATCAGCCCAACTCAAAAGAATTGCTCTCAGCCTTAACTCTCCAGTTCTTACCGCAATTCAATCGAACAGACAGCCTGATGACGACACGTTACCCCTCAAATCAGTCCTAAAGGTTGACTCAACAGCGATGGCTATGTCTCACAGTGCCTCTTGGGACTGTTCTTTCCTCGGATTTTACAAACAGAAGGACGAAAGAGAGCGTGAACTTGACGGTCTAGACCGTGGTACTCATAAAGTTGTGCCATTGAAAATTCGAGCATGGGGACTTCGTGGATTAGATTACGAGAGGGCACTTAGAAGGGAAACTCCAGATGGATTAATCTTTCAGAAAAATCACATTAATCTACAACGAGGTATCTTTACTCTTGAGCCCCGTGGAACTCTAAGCGATATTGTCAATCGCTCTGACATACAGGGAAATGATCGAGACTCTGCTGACGCCACACAAGATGAAGAAGTATCAACAGTGAGCCGTGACGATGGAACGTTGTAGTGGGTGATATTAAAAACATAATGATAACCTTGGGGTTTAGTAACATTACTGAGCTCGCTAAAGAATATAGAGCTCTACCGATTCATCGCGAGTCGGGCAACAGCACTATCATGTCGGTTAAGAAAGACACGGGCTACTTTGTAGATTATGGAAGAAATATATCAGGCCCACTTGAAGAGCTCGTTCAGCTATGTCTAGAATGCTCCCGAGAGGATGCAAAAAAATGGCTTGAATCTGAACAGGGTTTTGTGGTAACGAGACGTCCGGTTTTTGATGCGCCAGATAAAGTTTATAAAACCCTTTCAGCTAATACTTTTGATGAGGTTATCCACGACCACTCCTACTGGGTGGGTCGCGGTATTAATGAAAATACAATGAAAGTCTTTGAGGGAGGTGTTTTTGAAAAAGGAAGAATGAAAAATCGTTACACATTCCCTATTCTTGACGTAGATAAAAAACTCGTGGGGGTTTCCGGAAGATATATTTACCCCATAAAAAAAGATTCCAAAATCCCCAAATGGAAACATATTGGAGAAAAATCAAAGTGGCAATACCCCGCATATTTTAATAGTCACATTATAGAAGAAAAATCTTGCGCGATAATAGTAGAAAGTATAGGGGATATGTTGGCTCTTTGGGAGGCAGGTATTAAAAATGTAATAGTTAATTTTGGATTAAACGTAAGTTTTGCTATAATTAACACGCTGATAAAACACGATGTAGAAAAGATTGTGTTATCCTTAAACAACGATGAAAATCTTGCAGGGAATCAAGCCGCTCAAAAAGCTCACAAGAAACTGTTAAAATTTTTTGATAGAGATCAAATCCAAATCTGCTTTCCAACAAAAAATGATTTTGGAGAAATGCAAAAGGGAGAAATTCAAAGATGGGAAAAAACAATAAAATGAAACCGATGCTCTCAGCTTCAAGGATTAAAAACCTTGAGTCTTGTACTTGGAGTTATTGGTGCAAATACCACCTCCACCTCCCAGAGACTAACAATGAAGGTGCAATGCGTGGCTCCATATGTCATTTGGTCTTTGAGCTTATACAAACCAAAAAACATAAAAAGCATTTTAAATTAATCACAAAAAGTAATCGTATTGAAAGCTCCCCTTCTATAACTAGGTTAATAAATAAACACTTAAATGCCTATGGTATAAATACTGAAGAGAATTATGAAATGATCAACGATATGATATTGGTTGGTTTGCATGACGATTTTTACTGCAAAGGAAGCACCCTGCTTGACCCCGAATATGAATTTAACTTAGAAAACGGAGACCCCGAATATGTAGTTCGGGGATTCATAGATAAGGCAGCGAAATACACAAAAGATAAAAAAATTCTAATCAAAGATTATAAGAGTAGCAAGAAAAGATTTTCAGGCAGTGAATTAACAGCTAACTTACAGGGCATGATTTACAGCCTTGTTGCAACAAAAACGTGGCCCAAGCTGAAACCGGTAGTTCAATTTTGTTTTTTAAAATTTCCAAACGAGCCCATTCAAGAACTAGAGTTTTCAAAAGAAGAACTTGCTGGTTTAGAAGTCTATCTCTCTCACTCTTATAAAATCATAAATAACTTTAACGAGGCAACGGCAAAGAGTAAATTTGCTGCAGACGAACCCTTTCCCAAAGCTGACGAAGGATTTAAAGGGCCTCTTTATTGTGGTTTTGCAAAATATCCGGGCCATCTAAAAAAGGACGGAACCCCAATGTGGCACTGTCCTTACAAGTTTGCTTTTGATTATTACGAGCTTACAGATAAAGATGGTAAAAGTCTTAAAACGGCTTTTACTGCTGAAGAATTAAACGCCAAAGATGATCAAGAGATCGTAAAAAAGAAATATGCGGGATGTCCACGTCACATACGACATGATAGTGGCGACGACGATGATTTTGGTTTTTAAACTTGACAAAGGCCCGTCCTAGGTGCTATCTTGCTGTAATGGTCTTACCACTCTTTAAAACACATTACTCTCTTGGAAAGAGTATCCTAACCCTTAATAAAAAAGGCTCCTCTATACCCAAGGGTCCAGACTCTGTGATAGATATTTGTTTAGAAAGTAAAATTAAAGAATTTTACCTCGTAGAAGACAGCATGGGGAGCTTCCTACAGGCTTACGACAGTACCAAGAATGAGGACTTAAGTTTCCGATTTGGATTACGCTTAAATGTTTGTAGAAATCGCACGGAAAAAGGAGAGGATGCTTTACGAACCACATCAAAATATGTAATTTTTGCTCGCGATGAAGAAGGCTATAAAAAGCTCATTAAAATATATAGTGATGCCGCCAGCAATGGTTTCTATTACGAACCCCGAACTGATTTTGATTTTTTAAGAGAAATCTGGGATAGTAAACACTTAGCTTTAGCAGTACCCTTTTATGACTCCTTCCTATTCAGGAATACCCTTGAAGACGGGGAGTGTATACCTGATTTTGATTTTACAGACCCCATTTTTCTTCGCGAAGAGAATGGGTTACCTTTTGATGTAATCATGCGCCGTCGTATAGAAAGTTTTTGCGAAGATAAACATGAGATGCAGGAATCTAAAAGTATCTACTATAAAAACAAAGAAGATTTCATGGCCTATTTAACAATGCGCTGCGTTAGTAACCGAACCACGTGGAGTAAGCCTAACTTTAATCATTTATCGAGTGATGAATTTAGCCTTGAAAGCTGGCAAGAAAAAAAATGACAATACAACTTACAGAAAAAGAATTAGCTTGGTGTGAAGGCCAAGCACAAAAAAGGCATGACAAAAAAAACATGCGTTTTAGGAATACTGGCATCTTAATGGAGAACGTGGACTCCTCAAAGCATAAATTTTACCTCCCACACCTTACGGGTATTGTTGGTGAAAAAGCCTACGGGAAACTAATAGGAGCAGAAGTAGATACTCGCCTCTACGACGTAAGAGACGAAGGAGAGGACTTTAAGGGGGTAGAAGTAAAAACGATTACGTATTTTGGAGCAGGAGAGCCTGAGTTAAAAATTAAAAAAGCAGAATACGAATCAAAAACCCCAGAGCTTTATGTATTAGCAAGAGTAAAAACTGATGGGCTCCGCAAAGTGGAACTACTAGGGAAGATAACTAGAAAAAACTTTGATATACATAAAAAATCAAAGCAGTACGGAGTAAATAAACCGGAAAACTGGGTCGTAGGCCTAAGTTCCATGGAACCCTTCGTAAATAAAATAGATGAAGAATTTGGATTTTAAAAATGGACTCACACTTACTTAGATTTGACAAAGATAAAACTTTTGTTTTCATTGATTTTGAAACAGAGAACCTATGCCTTAACTATCGGCAAAATATGCCGTGGCAAATGGCGATGATCAAGGCTCGCGGTGATTCAAAATTTGATGAACGTGATATAATGATTAAATGGGATCGCGAGCTCCGAGTGAGTCCTGAAGCAGCACGGATTACCCGTTTTAGTGATGAGAAATATA